ATGACTCGACGACGTGGTATTCCGTCCCGCTTCTGGCGTCCTAATATCTTACTCCTACGGGCGGGCTACGGCCCGCCTGGCCCTTTCCATAGGTGAAAAATGGCAATGATTTATTTGCGCCACGACGTTCATGGCGTTAAGATCGCTACGCTAGAAGCGGAAGCTGAAGCCGACGAAGAAAACGGCTGGGAAAGGTTCGATCCGAATGACGACAGCGGGCGATCAGATCAACGGAGCCCTGAGACTGTTGGGCGTCCTCGCGGAAGGCGAAACGCCCTCAGCCGAAACATCGCAGGACGCGTTGGCGGCCCTGAACCAGATGATCGATTCGTGGAACACGGAACGTCTGGCGGTCTTTTCAACGCAGGATCAAGTTTTTCTGTGGCCCCCAAGTCAACTTAATCGTTCTCTTGGCCCTACCGGCGATTTTGTCGGCAATCGTCCGGTTCTGTTGGATGATGCGACCTACTTTCGCGACCCGCAGACCAATGTGTCCTACGGCATAAAACTTATCAACCAGCAGCAATACGATGGTATTGCTGTTAAGACCGTGACCTCGACATATCCGCAGGTCATGTTCGTCAATAACACATACCCCGATATTGAAATGTATATCTATCCAGTGCCGTTGCGGCTGCTGGAATGGCATTTTATTTCGGTCGAGGAATTGTCGCGCCCGGCGCAATTGGCCACACAGCTCACGTTTCCGCCGGGTTATTTGCGCGCGTTCCGCTATAATCTAGCCTGCGAGTTAGCACCTGAGTTTGGCGTCGAGCCTTCTGCGCAAGTGCAACGTATCGCTATGTATAGCAAGCGTAATCTAAAACGCATCAATAACCCCGACGATATTATGGCTCTGCCTTACAGCATCGTCGGCACCCGCCAACGCTATAACATTTATGCGGGCAACTATTAATGAAAAGTCCGATACTTGGCTCCTTCTATGTTAACCGCAGCGTTAATTCTGCGGATAACAACTGCATAAATCTCTACCCTGAGATTGTGCCGGAAGGCGGTAAAGAACCCGCGTATCTTCAACGCGCGCCAGGCTTACGGATTCTAAATACGATTGGATCAGGCCCGATACGCGGTATGTGGAATATGAATGGCCGCGCGTTCGTCGTTTCAGGGCTTAATTTTTACGAATTGTATTCAGACTGGACTTATCGACTTATAGGGCAAGTAGATGGGACTGATCCCGTTTCTATGTCGGATAACGGCACGCAAATATTCATTGCTTGCAATCCGGCAGGGTTTATCTACAGCGCCACATCTGACACGGTTCAGCGTATTCAAGACCCCGATTTCCCCGGTGCGGTGACTGTTGGATTTATTGACGGATATTTTGTTTTTAATGAGCCTAATAGCCAGCGTTTTTGGGTTACGGCATTATACGATGGCGCAGATATTGATACGTTAGACTTTGCTAGTGCTGAAGGTTCGCCCGATAATCTTGTTTCTTTAATAGTTGACCACCGTGAAGTTTGGCTATTCGGCCAAAACTCAGTTGAGGTTTGGTATAACGCGGGCACGTTAGATTTTCCTTTAGAACGCATTCAAGGCGCGTATAACGAAATTGGTTGCGCCGCGCCATATTCTGTAGCCAAACTTGATAACACATTATTTTGGCTGGGCTCAGACGCGCGGGGACGCGGCATAGTCTACAAGGCAAACGGATATACGGGGCAGCGCGTTTCGACGCACGCTATTGAATTTTACATTCAGCAATATGACGATATATCGACCGCCGTTGGGTATACGTATCAGCAAGACGGCCACGCTTTTTATGTCCTTAACTTTCCTTCCGGTAACGCTACTTGGGTCTATGACGTAGCGACGCAAACGTGGCATAGACGCGGGCAGTGGGCGGATACGCATTTTGACCGCCACCGAAGTAACTGTCAGGTATCTTTTAATAACGAGATTGTTGTAGGGGATTACCAGAACGGAAAAATCTATGCCTTTGATCTGGATTATTATCAGGATGATGGCCAGGTTCAACGGTGGTTGCGTAGCTGGCGCGCACTACCAACCGGCGAAAATACTCTCCGACGAACCACGCAGCACTCTCTTCAGCTTGACTGTCAAACTGGCGTGGGGCTCCCATCAGTCAATTATGAATATCTTAACTCGCAATTTTTGGCGGCCGAAAATGGCTACGATATAATTACCGAAGACGGCGCTAACATTCTGACCGAATTTTCATACGTGGGGGCTCAAGACCCGCAGGTGATGCTTCGGTGGTCAGACGACGGTGGGCATACGTGGTCTAACGAACACTGGAAGTCTATAGGGCCTATAGGCCGGTATGGCACGCGCACCATTTGGCGGCGTCTCGGCATGACGCTAAAGATACGCGACCGTGTTTACGAAATATCCGGGACAGACCCGGTAAAAATAGCTATTATGGGGGCTGAGTTAATTCTTTCGCCCACCAACGCCTAAAGAGGATGATATGACAATCGGACTTTCTGCTTTCGCGGGCGCAGGGGCTCAGTTTTTTGACGCAAATGGAACCCCACTTGTCGGCGGTCTTCTTTACACATACGCCGCCGGGACGACAACGCCAGCCACGACCTATACCGATAACACCGGCTCTACACCTAACTCGAACCCCATCGTTTTTGACGCGGCGGGGCGTATTTCAAATGAAGTCTGGCTGACTGACGGCGCGGCGTATAAATTTATTTTGCAGACCTCAACAGGCGTTCTTATTGGATCGTATGACAACATACCTGTTATTAATGACGTTACAGTCGCCAATGCGTCTTTGAATGCCTTTATCGCTTCTCTCGCCAACTCGTCTGATCCGACCAAGGGCGATGCGTTAGTCGCTTTTCGTCAGTCCAATTCATCCGGCAATCTGTCGGGCGCGGTGGGGCGCACCGTTCACCAAAAGCTACAGGAGACTGTTAGCGTAAAAGACTTCGGCGCTGTCGGTGACGATATTACGGATGATGCGTCGGCTTTCCAAACCGCGTTTAATACTTTGATCGGCCTAGGCGGCGGAACTCTTTATATCCCGACGGGAGTTTACCGCATAAAATCGCGTATCGATATTACTTGCAGCGCGCAGCAAAATATCTCCGTTGTGGGTGACGGGCGCTACGTCTCAATATTGGACTTTTCCGATTCGGCTATCTTGGGGCTTAACTTTAACTCTACTACAACGACGGCTAATCAGTTACCGTCATTTGAAGTTACCAATATCGGGCTTATAACATCATCTACTAACTGCGGAACCGCGCTTAATTTTAACTTCGCCAGCTCTAACTCTGTCGAATCCGCCGTCTACGTAGCCGACGTTCTCATCTCTCAAAATGTCGACCGCGCTGCGCCATCAGGCGGGTTTGGGTTTTGGACCGCCGGCATAGCGATCAACAATGGTCGCAATAGTGAGATACGCAACGTCCATGCGCAGGGCGAAATGGATACCGGGGGCGGCGCTACCTCCGGGTTTGCGATTCTGCTGGATGGTGAGAGCACGGCTATCAGCATAACCGACTGTCTGATTATTGAGTGGTCTACTGGCATATACGCGATTGGCACGACGGAAGGCGTTTACGTCAATAATACGGAAGTTGTATTCTGCGTTTACGGCGCGCTGCACGCACCAACGAGCACCGGCGAGCCTAAATTTTCGTGCGTAAACAGCCATTTCAACACATCCAATATTGGCGTGGGGCTGAATAAGTCTCTTGTCAGTTGCATAGACACTACATTTTTTAATGCTTATGACGGGTTCCGCACAACTGAACCTTATGTAGGTGTTCGAGTCGAAGGCGCGACCAGTCTGCTGAATACTGTTTCCAACTGCTCGTTTACCAAAAGTCTTCTAAAAACAGGATCAACGATTGGTATTGAAGCCGTAGCCGGATTTGGACTTTGCATATCCAACAACGTATTTTTCGGCCCCGGCACGGGCGCGGACAGGTTGACCTATGGCGTGGTTACGCAAGCTGCGTCAACCATGACAAAAATTGACCCCAACAATACATATGTAAACGTAATTACTAATACTGCTTTATCTGGCGCGCAATCGTTTAATCTTCCGCTAATTCAGTCAGGCACTGCAACTGTCGCCAATGGCGCAGGCGGCACTACAGTTACGCTTCCGGCTGCATTCAATACGCTTCCTGTCGTGACCGCAACGCATAGGGGGACGAATACAACAGTTAATCTGGCGGTAGACGTACTTACGGCGTCCACTTTTACCATCCGGCATAATATTGGAGCGCCTATTTTGGTCGACTGGATAGCAACAGGTTACTGATGGTTTACAGCAACGTAACCAATATTCCGTCCCCGCGTGTTCCAGTGTTGGATCCTAACACTGGACTGATCTCACGCGAATGGTATCGGTATCTATATAATCTTTTTGTTCTTACTGGTAATGGCAGTAACGACATAACGCTTCAGGACTTGCAGCTTTCATCTGACGGATTGCCATCTGAACTTGCTGTCATAGACAGTGAGTTTACGGCTTTGGGGTCTTCTCCCTCGTACCCCGACCTTGCGGCAATTGAAGAACAAATCCAAGCCTTAGCTCTCACGCCGTCTAATACTCCGCATCTGCGCCGCCCCGCGTGGGGCGCATTTTACGATACAAATACTCAGACAGGCACCGCGCTCAATGTAGCGGACGCGATGACTTTTAATAGCACAGAATACAGCGACGGCGTTTCCATAGGCTCGCCAACTTCGCGGGTATATGTAGATAGATCAAGCATTTATAACATACAATTTTCCGCCCAACTTAATAAAACGTCAGGGTCAGCCGGTAATATTTATATTTGGCTGGATAAGAATGGTTCGACCATAGCAAACACAGCAACTAAAATTACCTTGCAAGGCGCAAATACGGCTACTGTAGCTGCGTGGAATTTTCTTTTAGAAATGAACGCAGGCGACTATTTTAGGCTTATGTTCTCGATAGACGCAGCGTCTATAATTTTCGAAGCGGCGGCTGCTTCGGGCGTTGTTCCGGGTATCCCGTCTATTATTCTCACTGTAACGGATAACTTTACAGAATATCAAGTAGGAGCCTAATATGGCAGTAACAGCAACCGTTCTTGTGCCAGCTAAAACCGCTGAGAACGCACAGACAACGCAGTATTCCGCTACAAATGTGACGGCGATCATAGATAAGTTTACCGCCACGAACTATAGCGCATCATCAGCGACCATTAGCGTTAATCTCGTAACAAGTGGCGGCGCGGCGGGAGATGACAATTTGATCGTCAAAACTAAAACCTTGCAGCCAAGCGAAACTTATACGTTCCCTGAAGTTGTCGGCCATGTTATCCTTCGCGGCGGTTTTATATCCACAATCGCTAGTGCGTCGGCGGCGATAAACATCCGCGTCAGCGGCCGTGAAGTGACATAATAATGACGACTCGGATTGTAGACGATCGGTTGACGGCGTTAAAGATCGGTTACGCCGCGACCGATTGGAACTATCCGATTACGTTTGAGGATCATGTTGAACAAGCCAAAGATTGGATTGTAAACGTCATCGAAAGAGACGGTCAACCAATCGGGGCTATGTTTGAGAAAGACGGCGAAGTCCATTGCTCCATATTGCCGGAATGGCGGCGTAAATGGCTGACAAAAGGGCTTCTTAAACAGATCATTGACCGCCCAGGTTTTCATACTCGGGTAGACGATGGCCACGACTATATGTATGGTATTCTGGCGCGGCTTGGCATGAGACGCCGCCCTGACGGCACGGTAGGAAGGATCTGACTATGGGTTGGGGCGCAGCAGCTAACGCTCAAAATCAAGCCACTCAGATGGCAATGATAGCGCAGGCCCAACAGGCTGCGCAGGCGCAGAATGCGCTTCAGCAAGGGCAGACGCAGGCCGCCGGCGCGATCAATCAAGGCATGGAAGCCTACACGCCCTATCAGACTGTTGGTGTAAACGCCATCAATCAGCTTGCGAATCTATACGGGGCCGGCGGCGAATATACGCAAATGCCGACACTGGCGCAGCTTCAGATGGACCCTAGTTATGCTTTCCGCGAACAGCAGGGGATGCAAGCGGTTAATCGTTCGGCGGCGGCGCGGGCCGGTCTTCAGTCAGGGGCGGCCCTCAAAGCGGCGCAGCGGTTCGGTCAAGGTCTAGCATCTGAAGAATACGGCAATGCCTATAATCGTTTTATGGCTAACCGGCTTGCGGCGACGCAGGCGCTTCAGGGTCTTGGCGGCGCGGGCCTGACAGCCGCTGGCGGCATGGGTAATTTGGCTAGCAACTTGTCGGGTGTCTATACCGGCACCGCGCAGAACTTGGCGCAGAACTACCAGAACTTAGGCCAAGGCATCGGTCAGGGTTAC